GGCGCGCCCTCAACCAGGGCATCCCGAACAGCAAGAGCACGACCGCTCAGGTCGATGAGGCTTGCGGCATTCTGGAAGCCCGCAGCGAGGTCGACAAGGATCTGGCGATGCTGAACGGCAACACCGCGCAGTTCCGTCTGTCCGAGGACGTGGCCTTCCTTGAGGCCATGAACCAGACCCAGGCGACCACGATGTTCTATGGCAACCCCTCCACCGATCCGAAGCAGTTTCTCGGCCTGGCGCCGCGTTACTCGTCGTTGTCCGGATCAAACAATGCGCAGAACGTAATCACCGCCGGTGGCAGCGGTTCAGACAACACGTCGATTTACCTCGTCGTGTGGGGTGACCAGACCGTGTACTGCCCCTTCCCCAAGGGCAGCAGCGCCGGCCTGATCCACGAAGACCTCGGCGAGCAGACCGTCTACAACAGCGATGGCACCCGTCTTCAGGCGTATGCCACCCGCTACCAGTGGAAGAACGGTCTGGTGGTCAAGGACTGGCGCTACGTGGTCCGCATCTGCAACATCAACACTGCTGACCTGATGGCGCAGACCGTCACGCAGGCTTCCACGGCTTCGACCGCGATCATCAAGCTGATGAGCCGCGCCCTGTACCGCATCCCCAACATGGGCATGGGTCGGGCCGCGTTCTACATGAACCGCACCGTCCACAGCGGCCTTGCCATCGCTGCGCTCGACAAGAGCCAGTACGTGCTCAAGGTCAACGAGGGTCTGTCGCAGTTCGGTCAGCCCTACAGCTGGCTCTCGTTCCAGGGCGTGCCCCTGCGCCGCGTGGATGCCATCATCAACACCGAAGCCGTCGTGTCCTAATCGCACATACAGAAAGAGAGAACAACAATGATTACTGACGCATTCCTGCGGCTTGAAAATGGCGACTCTGGTAGCTCTGCCATCACTGCCGACCGTGTGACCGAGAACGTCATCGACCTGCTCCAGGCCCGCGAAATCGGCGAGGGTGCTGACCTGTTCATGGTCTACACGGTTACGGTCGATGGAACTGGTGCCGGCGATGTCGTGTTCCAGGTTTACATTGCGGATGACGCCGCCATGAGCACGAACGCCCAGGTCATCGCCTCGAGCGGTGCATTCGTCGGAACGACTCTTGACATCCCGTCGGCCGCCGCGCCGAACGGAACTGTGATTGTCGTTCCGATTCCGCCCCGCGTCGCTAGCCTTGGTCGCCGCTTCCTGTCCGGTCGCTTTGATGTGACCGGAACGGTCGGCGCGGTGAAGGTCATCTGCGATATTGTCCACAACATCCAGGATGGCCGCAAGTTCTACGCCAGCGGCTTCTCGGTGACCTGACATGAAAGTCCGCGCACTCGTGACGTGTTTCATCGATAACGGCCTCCGCAAGGAGGGCGAAGTCTTCGAGTACAACGGTCCTGCCAACGGGAACGTCGAACCCATCGACGCGCCCAGCCAGTCGGAGCAGCCTGAAGTCGTGCCTGTGGTGCGACCCAAGCGAGGCCGGCCAGCCAAGACCACCGTCACGGCGGACTGATACGACGCATGTGACTCTGGAGGGGCGTCGGCCTAAACACCCGGCGCCCCTCTTTTCCTAGGAGGATCGAATGGCAAGCGTGGTTGAGATCTGCAATCTGGCACTCGCGCACCTCGGCGACGATGCCTCCATCGCCAGCATCGACCCGCCTGAGGGGTCAGCGCAGGCCGAGCACTGTGCCCGGTTCTACCCCATCGCACGGGACAGCCTGCTCCAGATGCACGCCTGGAACTTCGCGTCCCGTCGCGCACTGCTCGCGCAGGTCTCGATGCCGTACTCCATGTGGAAGTACGCCTATGCCTGCCCCGGCGACATGATGGTTGCCGTCAGCGTGCTGCCGCACGACGCTGAGAACGACTACGCGGCCAAGTTCGTTCCCAGCGATACCCCAGACTTCCTGCACAACTACGCACCGCTCGTTGCAGCTGGGCGTTACGTGCCGCAGCCGTACAGCATTGAGACGGACACGTCCGGCAACAAGGTGCTGTATACCGACCAAGAGAACGCGCTGCTGCGATACCAGGCGCTCATCACGGACCCGACCAAGTTCGACCCGCTGTTCGTCATGGCGCTGTCGCACCACCTCGCCGCCATGCTTGCCGGCCCGGTCATCAAGGGCGATCAGGGCGCGGCTGAGGGCAAGCGGCAGGCGCAGATGATGATGGCCTACCTGCAACAGGCCCGCATGTCGGACGCCAACCAGCGCAACATCAAGCCGGAACACATCACGGGCTGGATTGCAGGACGCTGACCAATGCCAAGCACCCGCATCTACAACAGGTCGTTCGCAGGAGGCGAGCTGTCGCCGGAGATGTTCGGGCGTATTGATGACATCAAGTTCCAGACTGGAGCCGCCAAGCTGCGGAACTTCATCCCGACCCCGCAGGGGCCGGCAGAGAACCGACCTGGCACGTTCTACGTTGCAACGGTCAAGGACAGCACCAAGAGCACTCGTCTTCTGCCATTCACGTACAGCACCACGCAGACGATGGTGCTTGAATTTGGGCAGGGCTATATCCGATTCCACACGCAGGGCAGCACGTTGCAGGCTGGATCGCCGGCGGCCTACAACGGTGCGACCGCATACGTGGTGGGTGACTTGGTGTCCTCGGGCGGCACGAACTACTACTGCATCGCTGCCACGACCGGCAACGCGCCGCCCAACGCCACGTACTGGTATCCGCTGCCGTCGAGCGCCTACGAGATCCCGTCGCCGTACCAAGAGGCTGACCTGTTCTCAATTCACTACGTGCAGTCAGGCGACGTGCTGACGCTTGTGCACCCTAATCACGCGCCGCGTGAACTGCGCCGCCTTGGTGCAACGACATGGACTCTGACAACGATCACGTTCGTCGCTCCGGTCGCAGTGCCTGGAACCCCGACGGTCACGGCTAGTCGCGGTGACGCGCTCAACATCACGGGTATCACGCAGGCAAACCCAGGTGTTGTGACTACGGTCGGCAATCACGGGTTCGCCATCGGCGACAGCGTGTACATCAACGGCGGCACGATGACGCAGTTGAGTGGGTTCTACCTCGTCAACACGACGCCAGCCACGAACACGTTCTCGGTCAAGGCGTACGACACTGGCATCCCGGTCAACACCACGTCCTACACCGCATGGAGCAGCGGCGGGTTCGTGCAGTTTGGCGACAAGAGCCTTGACTTCGACAACTACTACGTCGTGACGGCCATTGCGCAGAACGCGGTGGACGAGAGCGCGGCAAGCCCGAGCGGCAACGTCATCAACAACCTGAACGCCATCGGCGCCAAGAACACGATCACCTGGAGCGCAGTCGCGGGGGCGCTCCGGTACAACGTGTACAAGCGTCAGAGCGGCCTGTACGGCTACATCGGGCAGACGGCTGCCACGTCGTTTGACGATGACAACATCGCGCCGGACATGGGCATCACGCCGCCCATCGTTGAAACCCCGTTCAGCAGCGCGAACAACTACCCGCGCTCGGTGTCATACTTCGAGCAGCGACGCATCTTCGCCGGCACGAACAACGCGCCGCAGACGATCTGGATGACTCGCTCGGGCACGGAAAGCGACCTGTCCTACTCGCTGCCGGTCAAGGACAGCGACCGCATCAACCTGCGCGTGGCAGCCCGCGAGGTCAACACGATCAACCACATCGTGCCCCTAACGCAGTTGCTGCTGTTGACCAGCAGTGCCGAGTGGCGGGTTAGCCCGATCAACTCCGACGCTCTGACGCCGACCACCATCAGCGTGCGACCCCAGTCGTACATCGGCGCCAACGACGTCCAGCCCGAGATCGTGAACAACACGGTCGTGTACTGCGCTGCCCGAGGCGGTCACGTGCGCGAGCTCGGCTACTCGTGGCAGGCTAGCGGCTTCGTGACGGGCGACCTGTCCATCCGGGCAGCCCACCTGTTCGACGACCTGACGCTGGTGGACATGTGCTACAGCAAGAGCCCGCAGCCGATCCTGTGGTTCGTCAGCAGCAACGGCAACCTGTTGAGCCTGACCTACATGCCCGAGCAGCAGATCGGCGCCTGGGCGCAGCACGACACGCTGGGCCTGTATGAATCATGCACCGCCGTGGCCGAGGGCAACGAGGACCGCGTGTATGTGGTGGTCAAGCGCACGATCAACGGGAACTCGGTGCGCTACATCGAGCGGATGGCCAGCCGGCAGATTACGACGCTTGAGGCGTGTTTCTTTGTGGACGCGGGCCTGACGTACGACGGCACGAACACCACGGCAACGACTGTAACTGTCTCTGGCGGCACGACTTGGGGTCCGTCCGACGTGCTGACGATCACGGCTAGCAGCGCGATCTTCGCGTTCCCGGCCACGACCGACGTCAATGACGCCATCGTCCTGACCGATTCGGCGGGCAACAAGTACCGCCTGCGTATCATCGGTACGAGCAGCACGACGGTGGCGACCGCCCGGGTTGACGTCACGCTGCCCGTCGCCCTGCGCAACACCGCCACGACCGTCTGGGCGTTCGCTAGAGACAGCGTGAGCGGCTTGGGTCATCTGGAGGGGGCTACGGTCAGCATCCTCGCAGACGGGGCCGTACAGCCGCAGGAAACCGTCTCCAGCGGCACTGTGACGCTCGACCGGGCCGCAGTCCTCATCCACGTCGGCCTGCCCTACGAGAGCGATCTACAGACCCTGCCAGCGGTAATGAGCATCGACGGCTACGGTCAGGGGCGTTATAAGAACGTCAACAAGGCATATCTGCGGGTGTTCAAGTCGAGCGGCATCTTCGTGGGCCCAACGGCGGACCGACTCGTGGAGGCCAAGCAGCGCACGACTGAGCCATACGGCACCCCGCCGAGCCTGAAGTCCGACGAGATCGACGTTGACCTGAAGCCAGCCTGGCGGGCCGGCGGCCAGGTCTACATCCGGCAAGCCGACCCGCTGCCCCTGACGGTCGTGGGTCTGACCCTTGAAGTTGCGCTAGGAGACTGACGATGAGCCAATTCTCATTGATGCGTCCAGAGTTTTCGCTGACCCCTGGTGACGTGCCGACCGTCGGCGAACGGTTTACGCTCGGCTCGCAACTGTCCGAGGGCTTGCAGATCGGCGGCAACATCGCGTCGATCTTCGGCGCGTTTACCGGGGCCATCGGGTCGTACTACTCGCTGAAGTCACAGCAGAACCAGCTCAAGATGCAGGCGCAGAACGCGGCGTTCGCCGCGCAGATGACGCGCATCAACCGCCGGGCAGCCGAGTTCACCGCTACGCAGGTCGGGCAGCAGGGGCAGGCCGCAGCCGCGCAGTACACCATGCGGGCAGGTCAGGCCCGTGCCGGCGCTCGCACCGGGATGGCTGCTCGAGGTATCGCGCTTGGGCAGGGGACGGCCAAGGAAGTCGTCGCCAGCATGGACCTGGTCAAGGAGATCGACCGCCTCGCCATCAACGCATCGACCGTCCGGGCGCAGGAGGCTGCCCGGTTGCAGGCGTTCAACCTTGGCACGCAGGCCACGATGGCTGAACTGTCGAGCCGGAACCTGTCGAGCGCAGCCGGCACGATCATGCCCGGCTTTGGGGCTGCCACCAGCCTGCTCGGAAGCGCAGTCGATATCGGCGCCAATTGGGCCCGCAACAAGCGCATCGACGAACTGCTGCAAGGCGTAGCCACCGAACGATTCTGAGGTACTTATGCCAACCGTCCCGACCACCTTCGTCCCGCAAGTCACCCCGCCCGGCGGTGGTGACATTGGCCAGTTCCAGGCTCCCGCCGTGGAGCCAATGCGCAACTACACGGGCGAGCAGGTCCAGCAGTTCGGACAGCAGTTGACCCGAGCAGGCATGACGGCGTTCAGCATCGGCGATGCGATGCAGGACCAGATTGACGAGGCCGCTGCCAAGGAAAGCGACGTCGCATTCCTGCAACAGGCCAACGAGATCATGCGTGGCCAGAACGGCTACCTGAACACCGCCGGCAAGGACGCCGAAACGTCATACGTCAGCGTCAACGAGCAGTTGATTCAGGCCGGACAGGCGAGCATGGACCGCCTGAACGAGGGCCAGAAGCGGCTCTATCAGAATGTCCTCGCCCGCAACATGATGACATTCCAGGCGCAGGTGCAGACGCACCGCGACCAGCAGGTCAAGGTATACGCTGGGAACGAGGCCACCGCCCGAGCCAACCAGTACGTCAACCTTGCCATTCAGGACTACAAGGAGCGCGATGCCGTCACGACCGACGGGCTCCCGACCGGCGCATACAACACCAACCTAGGCGTGGCGCTGAACGAGATCCGCACCGTGGGTCGTCTGCGCGGCTACGCCGAGGACAGCGCCCAGATGCGCGAACTAGAGAACGCGGTTTACACGCAGGCTGCGCAGGGCGTCGTGAACCGACTGATGATGGACAGCCAGTATCAGGACGGGCTCGACTACGTGCGCAAGCAGTTGGAGCTCAACCGCATCGATCCGGCCAAGGCCGACGCGATGATCGCATCGCTTGACGCCAACCGCAAGCGTCAGATGGTGGACGAGTTGACTACGAATATCCGCACGACCGGGGTGCTGGACACGCCCGCCGGCACGGGGAACTTTGACCAGATCATCGAGAACGGTCGCATCAACGTTGATGGCAAGGGCGTGAACATTGAGGCGCCTCCGGGCGCTCCCGTCAACGCGCCGGCCAATGCAGTCGTAACGAGCATCGTTGGTACGACAGTCACATTTGAAACTGCTGGCGGGACTACGCTGACGCTCAACAACGTGGACATGCGCGGCATGTTTGAGGAAGGCCAAGAGATTATTCGTGGCGAACAGATCGGCATTGTCGGCAGGAACGACGCTGCTGAGGACGGCCTGTATCGCATCGGATACACCGCCACCCGCAACGGCGAGGCCATTGACCCGCGCAACCTGAACTCGCTCAACAACTCTGACCGAGACGAGGCACGCCGACCGCTGACGCTGCGCGATGCTCTGACCGTGGCCGAGCGCATCCCTGACCCCGAGGTACGCAAGCAGGTGCAGTCGAACCTGCGCACTCAGTTTGCGCAGGAGGACGCGCTGGTCAAGCAGGAATACCGTGAACGATTGGACGCGATCACCGAGTTCCTAGCGGTACCCGGCAACAACGTCGGACAGATCCCACCGGAATTGTGGGGCACGCTCAAGCCGACCGATCAAAAACAATTGCTGAGTGAGCAGCGAAAAACCGATGAACTCGTTGTCATGGAAGAGATCGCCCGTGACCCGAGCGTGTTGACGGTCGATTACTTGGACAAGAACCGATATCGGCTAACGCCCAGCACCTATCTGCGGCTGCTGAAGGAAGTCGCTGACCCGAGCAAGATGATCAAGGCGTCGATTGAAGCAGAAACACTGCAAGCGATTCTGGTGCGAAACGGGCAAAGGTCATTGGCGTTCCCACGAGCCAGAGACGAAGACGAGCTGACCGCAAGTCTGTTGTTCAGGGACGCCGTCAAGCAGCGCATCGCATTGGAGCAAGGCGAGTCGAATCGGGAAATCACAAGGCCCGAGGTCGAAAAAATCGTGCGCGATCTGCTCATGGATCGTGCAAAAACGAAGTTGGATAGCACTGATGTCATTGCCGCCATGACGCCGGAAAATGCGGCTGCGGCATACGAAGAGATTGTTGCGTCCATTGACAAGACGGAACTGGAGCAGATTCGGTCAGCACTGCAACAAAGGGGACAGCCTATCACGAAGGCCAAAGTTGCTAGCGCCTACCTCGAACGCCAGCGCGCACTAAAGGCAAAGCCATAATGCAGAACGAAGAAACCCCAACGGAAGTCAACCCGTACCTGGAAATTGTTGATCGCATGTCGAAGCCGGCTTTGACGCCGCTGGATATGCCCGTCGGGCCAGCACCGGAACGTATCCCATCGTTCGCTTCGTTGTCGAATCCGTACATTGCAATGCAGGAATCGTTGGCTGTGCCAGCGCAGCCCCGGCTTCCTAGTTCCGACAAGCTGTTCAACGAAACCGCCATCGGCTCTCTGTCATCTGTCATGGGCATCAACCCGGACCAGGCGGCAGAGGCGACGAAGTTGGGCACGCCGCTGGGCATCGGGCAGGACTTGGCGTTGTACAACATGGACGAGGTGCGACAGCGGTCAGTGATCGCAATGGTGCAGCGCACCGGGATGTTGCAGAACAACCCCCGCCTTGCGCAATCGCTGCTTGACCCGGTGTTCGCTGCACAGGCGCACGACGATTTGGACTCGTTGAACGCAACGTCAAACTTGTTCTACAAGGTTGCATCGGGCATCTTTGAAACACGGGCAGCCCTGCTCGGCGGCTGGGAACGTGGGTTCGGCACGGTTGAACGCGGTGAACTGCAATCGCGGAAGATTTTTGGTTCGGCAACTCCACTCGATGTTGCGCGTTTGGAATATCTCGAAAAACGTCTAGGCGACATGCCGCCGGGCGGCGTCGTGAGCATGACGGCTGAAGTCGTTGCCCAACAGTTGGCAACCGCCAGGTCTGTTGGCACGACGGCCCTGATTGGCGCCGCTGGGGGCGCAGCGTTTGGTGGCGGTGTGCCGGGTGCCATAGCAGGGTTTCTTTCGTTTGGTGCAGCCGGTCTCATGGCGACCACTACGCAGACTGAAGCTGGCAACTTGTACGGCGACATGGTTGCCGATGGCGTCGATCCCGACACGGCAAGATATGCAGCACTGACTGGCGGGTTGCTGAACGGCATCATTGAACTGGCCGGCGCCAAGGTCGCTGCGGCCCCCTTCAAAGCGTTGGCATCTAAACTTATGAAGGATGCCGTGAGTTCTGCCATCGCCAAGCCCACGACTCGCGCAGCAATGGCGATTGCAGGAAAGGAATACGCAAAACAGGTCGGAACGGAAACCGCTGAAGAAATCGGTCAGGAACTTGTTGCCATTACCAGCGAGGAACTTGCCAAGGCATTTGACGGCGTCGATAGCGAAATGTCGTTGAAGAAGGCGATGTCGCGCATTGTTGACGCTGGCATTGCAGGATTCCAAGGAAGTCTGGTACTTGGCGGTATCGGACCGACCGCAAACTTCGTCGTTGATGTCAAGCGTGCAGACGTCGCTGCCAAGCAGCAGGAGTTCTTCGACGGCCTTGACGCTGCCAAGAAGGACGGCAAGCTCCCAAATCGCAACCTGGACGCCTACGAGGGTTTCCTCGCCCGGCAGGCCAAGGGTACGACCGCCGACACGGTCTACGTCGAGGCTGAGGCTGCGGCCCAGGTTCTCGCGCAAAGCGGACTGAGCGTTACGGAACTTGAGAAGGTGCTGCCCGGCATCCGCGAACAGTTGAAGAACGCGCTCGAGAACGGCGGTGACATCACGATTCCGACGGCGGTCTACGGAGCCAAGTTGTCGGGCACGCAGCTTGGTGACGCGCTGCGCCCGCATATGCGCCTGAGCCCGGAGGCTATGAGCGTTGCGCAGGCACAGGAGTTCAGCCGTAAGCGCGATGCGTTGCGTCAGGAAGCCCAGGCGGCTCTAGCCGAGCGGCAGGAAGCAGACGCCGCGTTCGTGGAGTCTGCCCAAAAGGTAGAGACGACCGTGGCCGAGCAGTTGCGCCAGACGGGCATGCAGGACATTGAGGTCCGCGCCAATGCTGAGCTGTTCCGCGACCTCGCCGTGACTCAGGCTGCGCGTATGGGCATTACGCCGGAGCAGTTCTACGAGCGATACCCGTATCGTGTTCGCGGCCCCCAGGCTGTGCAGGAAGGTCAGCCGTTGGAGCAGGCTCGTCGGGAGCCAGCGCCTGAGAAGGGTGTGTTCGATGCCAACAATCCGCCGGCTGATGTAACGGCTGAAGGAAGCCGTAAGGCAATCATGGCCGTGATGGATTACGAAGGAAAGATCTACTACGACCGTTCGGCAACGATGCACGGCGACTTGCTGGATTCTTTCCCTGAGCTGGACGCAGACCTGATTATTGATGGCGGATTCATCCGTGATGGCAAGTACATCCCGAACACGTCAGACGGTGGGTTTGCGGCAATTGAAGGAGGGCGCGAGCGTCTGGCATTGGTCAAGGCATTTGCCAACAAGGCAAACCAGCGGGCGGGCGTGGTTGATGCTGTAACACAGATTGACATTGACTACCTCGACGCCGTCGAGCGCGGCGACATGGAGACGGCGCAGCGGATGGTGGACGAGGCTGCGAGGGCCAGTGGGTACACAATTCCCGTGTACCACTTCACAAGGTCAGATGAGCCATTCACATCGTTCGATCTTGAGCGGATGCAAAGTGGACCAGGCATTTGGCTTACCAGCTCGCCAGAGGGTTGGTATGGCCGGCGAATGGATCTTTATCTCAATCCCGGCAAGATCAAAAACGTCAAGTCACAGTTCGATAGAACATGGCGCGAGGGGGAGTTGAGTATTGAGGGAATTCTTGAGGGCGATCTGGAAACAATCTCGCAACAAAACATCAATACCCTTCGCAACACCAAAGATTACGATTCGACGTTCTATGTAGCGACCCGTCCCGAACAGGTGAAACTCGCCGACCCGGTCGTGTACGACGAGGCCGGCAACGTCGTCCCGCTGTCTCGCCGCTTCGACATCACAAGCCCCAAGGTGTTTGAGCAGGCAGCGATGTTTGAGCAGGCTCCCGTAAGCCCAGGCTTCTACTCCGCGCTCGCCAAGTCAGTCGATGCCATCGACGCCAAGAGCATGGCGGCGTCTGGGTGGGGGCAGGTCATCCAGTCCCTTGTCAACAAGGGTGAAATCAAGGACAAAGAAGTTGTCTGGAGTGGGTTGAAGGACTGGCTCGCAATGCAGGAGGGCAAGGTCACGAAGGAGGCCGTGTCCGAGTTCCTCAAGAACAACGGCGTGCGTGTGGAGCGCGTGCAGCTCGGTACTAGGACGAAGTTCGGTCAATACACACTTCCTGGTGGCGATAACTACCGCGAGGTGTTGATTACGCTGCCTTCGGTAATTACATCAAGGGCAGCAGAGCAAGCGCGATACAACGAATTGGTCGCTGCTGGATTCCCACTTATGGAAGCCCAGCAGATCGCTGCTGAAACTGCCTCGGACATACAAGACAGACAACTAGAACTGCGAAAACAGCAAGAGCCATACGAATCTAACGTAGGTGAATTTGTTCGCATTATTTCTGGCGCCGTTGAAGGAATGCCAAGTCCATTCACACTGTTTCAATGGCTCAAGGATCATCTGAGCAAGGCTGAATGGCAACCAGAAATCAATGCATGGATTGATGACGTTGGTGGTGATTTCAGGTCATTTGTCGAAAACCGTGGGTGGTTGAACGACCTTGAGAAGTTCCAGAATCTCAACGTTCAAATAGAAGCATTGCGAGCGGAGCGTCGTATTCGTGAGCGCGAACAGCAAGGGTTCAAGAGCAGCCACTGGGACCAGCCGAACGTCCTCGTCCACTTCCGACTGAACGACCGCGTCGATGCGGACGGCAAGCGCGTGCTGTTTGTTGAGGAGATTCAAAGCGACTGGGGACAGGCCGGGCGAAAAATCGGGTTTGTTCCGGCAGTTGTTGACCGACAGGCAATCATCGATGAACTCGCTGCGGCTCAAGCGGAACTTGCAGCATCGGTTCCAAACACCGAAGCACAAGCAGACGCATATGAGCGTGTTGAGCGCGCTGAAGAGGCATACAACAAAAAGATCAACGAGGCAGTTATTCCACGTGCGCCGTTCGTTGAAACTACGGACGGCTGGCTGGCCCTTGCGCTGAAGCACATCATGCTTGAGGCTACGCAGGGCAACTACGACCGCGTGGCGTTTATCAACGGGAAGCAGAGCGCGGATCGATATGACCTGAGCAAGCAGGTCGAAAAGATCGAGTGGGTTGGTGACACCACGGGTCGTGCAGCAAAGCGCGTCACCATTACGCCAATCGACGGTAATGACTTCGCTTTGCAAGTTGACAAGTCTGGAACGGTTACTGGATCTACTTCAGTAGGTGGTCAGCAGCATTTGAACAAGCGCCTATACGAAGTGTTGCCAGAAGAAATAGCCGATCAGATTCTGGAGCAGGATGATGGTTTCATTACTGGCGACGGCCTGAAGGTTGGCGGCAAGGGGATGCGAAAGTTCTACGACGAACTCGTACCCATAGCAGTCACCAAGCTCCTGAGGAAGTACGGTGGCGGGAAGCTGGGGCAGGTTGGCATTACCGAACAGGGAACGATGCGAAACCTTTCGGTGCGTTCGGATGGAACGCAGTATTGGCTAGAAGCAAATGATGGAACTCGCTTTAGTGAAAATGTGGCGTCGTATTTGGAAGCGGACGATATCCGTGCGCAATTGGAGAGCGGCATTAGCAAGCAGCCAGGCTTCGCAGTCACGCCCGAGATGGTCAAGAAGCTTGAGTCCGGCCTTCCGCTATTCCAAGCGGCCCGCGCCCCGCGTGGCGACTTCGACCCCGCCAAGCTGATGACCACGCTCCGCGAGGGGCGTGACTTCAGCACATTTGCGCACGAGACGGCTCACTTCTACCTGACCATCCTTGCCGACATCGCCCGCAGCGCCACTGGGCCGCAGCAGACGAAGGCGGACATGGACGCCCTGTTGTCGTGGTTCGGGATTGAAGGCGCCACGCCGGCGGAACGTCTGGCGAAGTGGTCGAGTCTGACCATTGACCAGCAGCGCCAGTACCACGAGCAGTTCGCGTACTCGTTTGAGATTTACCTGCACGAAGGCAAGGCGCCGAGCGTGGAGATGCAGTCGCTGTTCAACCAGTTCGCCGCATGGTTGAAGCGCGTGTACAAGTCGATCCGCGACGAGTTGAACGCGACGTACAAGGCGCAGTTCGGTCGTGACCTGCCGATGATGAGTAGCGAGATCCGGCTCGTCATGGACCGCATGCTGGCGACCGACGAGCAGATTGCCCGCGCCCAGGCCGTGCGTGGAATGAAGGCGATGTTCCAGACGCAGGAACAGAGCGGTATGAACGATGCGGAGTGGGCGGCGTATCAGGCGCTCGAGCAGGACGCGACTGATGCTGCGACGGCGGAACTCACGAAGGCCACGCTCAAGGAGTTGCAGTGGTACAGCAATGCGCAGAGCAAGTACCTGCGCGAGATGCAATCCAAGCACGACCGCGCCCGCAAGGAGATCCGCGAGGAGGTTTCGGCTCAGGTGCAGTTGGAGCCCGTGTACCGGGCGATGGACTTCCTGAAGAAGGGGACGATCCGCACGGATACGGGCGAGGTGACGGCGGCCACGGGCGCGTTCAAGCTTGATCTCGCCAAGGTGCGTGCGATCATGCCGGCGGGGTTCGACCCGGCCACCCTCAAGTACGGCAAGTACGGGATGGTGCAGGAGGGCGGTATCGACCCCGACATGGCGGCTGGGATGTTCGGATACGGCAGCGGGGTGGAACTCATCAACGCCATCCTCGGCGCCAAGCCGATCAAGGAGGAGATCGACGCACGCACCGACCAGCGGATGCTGGACGAGAACTCCGACCTGGCGACCCCGGAGGCCCGTCAGGCAGCCGTGGACATGGCGATCCACAACGACTTTCGCGCTCGCATCATTGCGGTCGAGCAGCGGTGGCTGGAAAAGAGCACCCGCCCTGTCAACGACATGATGCAGGCGGCCCGTCAGGTCGCTCAGGACATCATCGGCGATGTCGTTATCCGGACGCTCAATCCGAGGCGCTACGAGGCCGCTGAGGCCGAGGCAGCGCGGACGGCCACCACGGCCTACCGGGAGCCTCAAGACCCGTCTACGGCAGGCCAGGCGGCTGCAACGCGGGCCTACAACGATGCCATCGCCGCCGGCCAGACTCCCGACGAGGCGACCGTGGCTGCGACCGAGGCTGGCGTAGCGGCGGTTGCCAAGGCACAGGAGCGGCGTGCCGAGTTCGATGCCAAGTACGGCGGTCGGGAGCCGGCTGAGGTTGCCCGCCGCGCCAAGCGTCAACAGCTCGTCCAGAACCAGTTGGCCCGCGAGGCCATGCTGGCGAAGGAAGAGATCGCCGCCGCCGGCAGGGACTTCCGCAAGTTCTTCCGCTCCGACGAGAAGTTGGCGAAGACCCGCGACATGGCGCCGATTATGGCGGCACGGGCCATCCTGTCGTACTACGGGTATGGCAAGCGTGGCGAGTCGCCAGCCCAGTACCTCGACCAGTTGCGCACCTACGCGCCCGAGCTGTACGACGGCATCGCCCCAATCGTGCTGAAGTCTCTGTCAGGCACGACTGACTACCGCGACCTGACCGTCACCGAGTTCCGGGTCTTGCGCGACACGGTGCAGGCGTTGTGGGCCCAGGCTCGTCGTGACCGCCAGATCACGGTCGAGGGTGAGCGCGTGGCGCTCGACGTCGTCCTGAAGGAGATGGCGGATCGGTTGCAGGAAATCGGCGTCGGCGAGCGCGTCGGCCAGCGCCAAGCGCCTGGTGCCGTCGATCAGGCTAATCGTCATCTGCTTGGCCTGCGTGCCATGATGAGCCGCGTCGAGGCTTGGGCTGACGCACTCGATGGCATGGCCGGTCCGGGAGCGTTCACCAAGTACCTGTTCCGCCCGGTCAAGCAGGCGGTCG